GATTAACAACGAGGGAAAGGACAGCAACAACTCAGGAAGCCTTTTCTACCCGCACTGGAAACTCCCCTTCGACGGTACTACGAAAGTTCGAATTCTCGAAGACCCGAATGAAGATAACCCCCTTGCAGTATATGTGACATTCATGGAGCACCGTCTTCACATTGGTGATGATGTCGTCCGTGTCCCGTGTCTTCGAAACAAAGGTAAAGATCATAACTGCCCGATCTGTGATTTGGCAAAGAAGTTCTATGACGCCGGTAACGAAGATAAGGGCAAGTACTACTATCGCGATATGTACGCAGTGCTGCGTGCTGTTGTAACCAAGGACGGTCTTGAATATAGTGATGGTGAAGAGACTGCCAAGGGTAAGGTAAAGGTATTCAAGTTCAGCTATCAGATTTTCAACAAGCTCAAGGCAGAGATTGCTAAGCTTGAGGATGATGATCTGTTCTGGGACTTGGAAGAAGGTCTTGACTTTGCTATCGTTAAAGATAAGCAAATGGGCAAGGGTGGTCAAGAATACGGCAAGTATGACTTGTCCAGTGGATTTGTCCGTAAGCCTTCTGCTGTGCCTGATGATTGGCGCAGTGAAATTCCCGAAGAGCCTCTCTCTGCACTTCTATCTGAAATCCCGTCTTACGATGAGGCCGACGCAACACTTCAGAAGCATCTGAAGTCGTTGATGGGTGAATCTGACGATGGTGATGGTGATGATAAAACGACCTCTGAAGACGATTTGATGGAAAAACTCAAGCGTCAACAGAGCAAGAATAAAAAGGCTGAAGAGCCTGTGGCAGAAGAGGAAAAGGAAAAGGAAAAGGAAAAGGAAAAGGACGAACCTGTGTCTAAAGATACGCCCGATGTTGATTCTGATAACCCTCTTGCTGGTTTGGTGGATGGTGATGACGATGATGATGATGATGATATTTTGTCTCAGCTTCGTAGTTAATCGTTAGTAGTAACTACATGAAGGGGGCGGAAACGCCCCCTTCTGTTCTACAACAATCATTCATTGGAGATAATATGTCAGATTTTATGAAGAAGTATAAGAAAGCAGTTGAAAAAGATAAGGCCCGCAATGCAAAATTACTACCCGACCCAACCTATTACCTACATACTGGAAGCTATTCTCTCAACAGACTAATGTCTGGTAAATTCGAGGGTGGTGCTCCACAGGGAAGGATTGTATCATTTGGTGGACACTCAAGCTCTGGTAAGAGTTTGGTAGGAGCATCTATTTTGGCACATAACCTAAAAAACGGTGGTATCGGTATTGTAATAGATAGTGAAGGCGCTATTGATAATCGTTTCTTGGCGGGTGTTGGTATTGATGTTACTGATGAAGATACGATGAGCCGTTTTTTGCGTGAAGGCACGTCAGAAATTACCCATTGTAGTAGGATCGTTAATAACTTTATCCGTGACTATGCGGAATCGGGTGATGACACGCGAGTAGTTATTTTCGTTGATTCGTTGGATAGCTTGTTCACAGACAGTGAGACGAAAGATATCAATACTGTAGGTGATCTTGGTGGTGATCAGGGTCAGCGAGCAAAGCAGCTTAAGCGCATGCTACTGTCTTGGACTCATTCTATAAGTACACTGAACATTACAATCATTTGTTCTAAGCAGGTATATGTTGAGCAGGATAAATTCAAAGCCTATGAAGAACCTTGGGTGTTTACGGAATCGCTGAAGTATCCGTGCTCACAAATTATAGTTGTCGAAAAGCTTCAGTTCAAGGACAAGGCGACTAAAGAGCACAAGGGCTTCACACTGAAAGCTAAGAGTTACAAGAATCGCCATACTAAAGAAAAGCAAGTTGCAAAAATTGAAGTACCGTTTAAAGATGGACTTGATCCGTATGCGGGTCTTCTTGAAATTGCTGAGCAGCTTGGCGTAGTTATAAAAAATAACGCATGGTACTCATTCGCAAATGATAATGCTGATATGCCTAAGTTCCAGCGTAAAACAGCAGAGAATGATCCAGATACGATGGAAGCTATTCTCACATTGTGCTGTAAGGCTAATGATGAAGAATTGGTTCTAGAGCCAATTCTAGATGAATATTTGTCTGAACTTGATAAACCAAGCGAAGAAACACAGGAGTCTGGTAAGGCACGGCGTCAACGTAAAGCTAATGAAGCGCTTGAGGATTCTGATGACGATTCTGAATGATCTAAAAATAAAAGAGAAGTTTGAAAAGAGAACACTTAATAAGTATGAAGACCTTCTCTATAAAACATTTCAGGTCATTTATGAAGTGGATGCATTTATTGAGTGGGAGAGAATCTTTCGGTTCTCTCCCACCAGTAACTTTATAATGGTATCTGGAACCGCTCTTGTGGCAGAAGGTCAGAAACTACCATCTGGTACAAACATTGACAATGATTTAGTACTTGAGGTTAGCTTCACGGTTC